GACGCAGATGATGATTTTGGATTTACAACAAATATACAACAATTTACAGATGGTAAAAAGTATAATACAACAACTGATAGCGATGAATAAATAGTAACATGGCAATAAACAAAGTAGGATCAAAAGGTATAGAAGATAACTCAGTCGCAGCGGTAGACTTTGCGCCTGGTACAGTCACTAGTGTTAAACTCGCTGATGATGCAGTCACAAACGCAAAATTAACTAACTCATCTATTACAGCATCAGGAACAGCTATAGCTTTAGGTGCTAGTGGTACATTAAATAATGCTTTCATAGATTGGCAGTCAGTCATAACATCAAATACAACTATGGTTGCTGGTAGAGGATACTTTGTAAATACTACAGGTGGCGCTGTTTCAATGACATTACCAGCGTCTGCATCAATTGGTGATCTTGTAGTAATCAAAGATTACGCAGGAACTTTTGCCACAAATAATTTAACTATTTTAAGAAACAGTCACAAGATTCAAGGTGTGGCTAATGATAGTCTAATTAAAACAAATAGAGCAAGTCTAGTATTAATATATGTTGACGCTACAAAAGGTTGGTTATTTATAGATGAACATAATGTAGGTAATTTAGGTGCACCTTTATTTACAGAGGCAACTGGTGGTACCGTAGCAACATCAGGCAATTTTAAAATTCACACATTCACAGGTGACGGCAACTTTGTTGTTAGTCAATTAGGTAACTCTCCAACAAACCCAACTGGTGGTCCTAGTAATGTTGACTATCTAGTAGTTGCTGGTGGTGGTGGAGGAGATAATGGTAACTCTAATAGAGCTGCTGCAGGTGGAGGTGGTGCAGGAGGTTACAGAACATCTTTCCCAAGTCCATCATGTAACGCTGGTGCTTTTCCTATCGCAGCACAAACATATCCTATTACAGTAGGTGCTGGTGCATCAGGTGGTGTAGCTGCACGTGGTTCTGATTCAATATTTTCTACTATAACATCAACAGGTGGTGGTCACGGTTTTGGTGGTGATAATTTAACAGGTGGTGGATATGGTGGAGTTCCTGGTGGAGGACCTGGTGGATCAGGTGGTGGTGGAGATTATCACCCAACTGGTGCAGGAGGTTCAGGTAATACACCTCCTGTAAGTCCACCTCAAGGAAATGATGGTGGTGATGGAAATTATGGACCCGCACCTGAAGGTCCTCCTTCAACATATCCTGCTGGTGGTGGCGGTGGAGCTTCTGCTGCTGGAGGAGATGGTCCTAGCCCAGGTAGTATAGGTGGAGCTGGAGGAGCTGGAGCACCAAATCAAATTACAGGATCAAATGTGACTTACGCTGGTGGAGGAGGAGGTGGTGTAGGTAGAGCAGCTACTGATACTCACCCTAACCCAGATGCTACAAAAGATGCTGGCCCAGGTGGAGCTGGTGGTGGGGGTAATGGTTCAACAGGGGGAACAGGAACAAATGCAGTAGCGGGAACAGCCAATCTTGGTGGAGGTGGTGGTGGAGGATCTGCTGGTAATCAACCAAGTCCACTCAAACAAGGAGGCGCTGGTGGTAAAGGAGTTGTTATAATAAGATACAAATTTCAATAGGTAAACATTATAAATAGTATAAAAGAGAATTAACATGGCAATAGATAAAATAGGATCAAAAGCATTAGTAGATTGTTCAGTAGCGGCTGCTGATATAGCACCAGGAACAATTACAGGAACTCAATTAGCGGGTAGTATCGCTAACGCAAAACTAGCAAATTCAACTGTAACTATTAATGGTACATCAATCGCACTAGGTGCATCTGCGTCTATCGCAGCATTAGCTTGGCAATCTGTTGTAGTATCAGACGGTAGTACAGTGACAACAATGGTCGCTGGAAGAGGTTACTTCGTAAATAATACGAGTGCCGCAGGTATTGTAAAATTACCTGCTGGTGGAACTGCTGGTGACACTATCGCTATCAAAGATTACGCTGGTAACTTTGCCACAAACAAATTAACCATTCAAAGAAATGGACATAATATTCAAGGTGTCGCTAATGATTCAGAAATAAAAACTAATAGAGCTTCAGTTGTTTTAGTTTACATTGACGCTACAAAAGGTTGGTTATTTACAAATGAATCAAATGTGGCCGATTTACAAACACCAAGTTTTGTGGCTGCCACTGGTGGTACAGTTACAACTTCAGGTAACTTTAAAATTCACTCATTTACAGGTGATGGTAATTTTGTAGTATCATCATTAGGAAATCCAACAGGAGGTCCTTCAAATGTTGACTATCTAGTAGTAGCAGGTGCTGGATCAGGTGGAACAGGATTTGCTGGTGTTAGATATATGGGAGGAGGTGGAGCTGGTGGTTATAGAACTACTTTTCCAAGTCCTGGTTGTAATGCTGGTGCTTTTCCAATAGCAGCACAAACATATCCTATTACAGTTGGTGGCGGAGGAGCAGCACCAGCGGCAATAAATACAAAAGGTAACACCGGTACAAATTCAGTTTTTAGTACGATTACTTCAGCAGGAGGTGGTGCAGGTGGTGGTTCTGCTACTCCTACACATTTAGATGGTGGTTCAGGTGGTGGTGGTGGATATAATGGTAACCCATCAATGCCTGGTGGAGCAGGAAATACTCCTCCAACAAGTCCTCCTCAAGGAAATAATGGTGGAAGTGGTGTTGCATCAAGCGGTGGCGGTGGTGGTGGAGCTTCTGCTGTTGGTGGAAATGCTAGTGCTCCAACTGGTGGAAATGGTGGTGCAGGATCACCTAATTCAATTACAGCATCGGCAGTTACATACGCTGGTGGTGGTGGTGGAAGTGGTAACTCAACTGCTGGATCTGGTGGAGCTGGTGGTGGTGGAGCTGGTCACCCTACAGATGGTGTGGCTGGAACAGCAAACACAGGTGGTGGAGGTGGAGGAACTAATGTGTCTAATTGTGCACAAAGAGCTGGTGCAGGTGGTAAAGGTATTGTTATTATAAGATACAAATTTCAGTAGTTTTAAAACTATTATATATATTATTGTGAAAAGGAATTAAAACATGAATTTGAAAAATTATTATTATTTTTTTCAATCAGCATTACCTCCTAAATTATGTGATGACATAATTAGATACGGTACAGCTCATAACACAGAAACAGCCATTACAGGTGGTGTTGAAAGAGACGATGGATCAAGTCGTAAAGCTGATGGTTCTCTCAAAAAATCAGTACTCAATAACATACAAAAGAAAAGAAAATCAGATATTGTTTGGTTAAGCGATAGATGGATTTACAAAGAAATACACCCTTACATACATGAAGCAAATAAAAAGGCTGGCTGGAATTTTCAATGGGATTGGTCAGAGTCTTGTCAGTTTACAAAGTATGGTGTAGGTCAATATTATGGTTGGCACTGCGATAGTTGGATACAACCATATGATAGATCAAAACAAAGAAATGAACAAGGTATTTTGCCACCAGATCACGGTAAAATAAGAAAGTTATCTGTGACAGTATCACTAAACGACCCAAGCGAATATGAGGGTGGTAATTTAGAATTTGATTTTAGAAATGACCATGATTGGGAAAGAAACAAAAAATCATCTGTAAAATCTTGTACAGAAATAAGACCAAGAGGATCAATAATAGTTTTTCCTAGTTTTTGTTGGCACAGAGTGGCGCCAGTGACTAAAGGAACAAGATACTCATTAGTGATGTGGAATTTAGGGTACCCTTTTAAATAATGTATATATAAGTGATAGGAGAAAAAAATGACAGTGAAAACTAATAAAGAGATTATGCAAACAGATTGGTATTTTCCTACACCTGTATATTCTATAATGAAAACAGAGTGGTTAAAACCAGCAATCAAAGCGACAGATAAATTTATAGATCAGGCTTATAAATCTCAAAAACCTCTTTTAAAAGAAAGAAAAAAGTTTTTAGGTAATAAAGATTATCTAAAAGTAAAAGACCACGGATTAAGTTATCACTCAACACCTATAAATGGCGATCCTGGATTAAAAGAATTAGAACAATATATAGGTTTAACCTCACAAAATTTATTAGATGAATGGGGTTATGATATGAAACAGTATTCCATGTTCTTTACAGAATTTTGGGTACAAGAGTTTTCTAAAAATGGTGGTGGTCATCATAGTACACACGTTCATTGGGATAATCACATATCAGGTTTTTACTTTTTAAAGTGTTCAGATAAGACTTCTTTTCCTGTGATGCATGATCCAAGAGCTGGAGCAATGATGACAAAGTTGCCTCAAAAAGATGGAACTAAAGTATCATCAATGTCAGATCAAATACATTATAGACCTAAACCTGGTATGTTAGTATTTTTTCCTGCTTATGTACCACACGAATTTTCTGTTGATATGGGTGTAGATGATTTTAGATTTATACACTTTAACTTACAAGCAGTAAGAAATACTATTACAGGAATGGTAAAATAATGAGTAAAGCAAAATTTAAAAAAAATCATTTTTTAGTTATAAAAGAAGCAATTGATCCTAAAATTGCTAATTTTGTTTACAATTACTTTTTAGTAAAAAGACAAGTAGCAGACACCCTTAATAAATTTAGATATAACAATCCTTATAATGATGACTATGGCACTTGGAGAGATAAACAAATTCCTAACACATATTCACATTATGCTGATATAGCAATGGAAACTTTATTACTTCAAGTTCAACCAAAGATGGAAAAACTCACTGGACTAAAATTAAATCCCACTTATTCATATGCTCGTATATACAAAATGGGTGACGTATTACATAGACATAAAGATAGATTTAGCTGTGAGATTTCAACTACCATGAATTTAGGTGGTGATGAATGGCCAATCTATTTAGAAGCAAAGAAAAATGTAGGTACACCCGAAGATGGTTTTCCTGCTAAAACAGATAATAAAGGTCAAAAAGTAATTTTAAAACCAGGTGATATGTTAGTTTATAAAGGTATGATACTTGAACATTGGCGTGAAGCGTTTATAGGACAAGACTGTGCTCAGGTCTTTTTACATTATAATAATCAATTTTCTTCTGGAGCAGATGATAATATATTTGATGCTAGACCTCATATAGGTCTACCAAGTTGGTTTAAAGGTAAAAAAATAGACTCATAAATAGTTGTATGAGTAAATTAGAAGAAAAGGTAAACGAAATACTAGGAATTGATAAACCAGAACCTAGTAAACAAGTTGTCAAACAAGAAGTTAAACCACCAGTTCCTCGTATGGAAGATGCTAAAAAAGCAGATGTGGATAACGACTACAAGTACAGTAGAGAAAATTATTACAATTTAATTGAACGAGGACAAGAAGCAATAGAAGGAATACTAGATATTGCGAGAGAAGGTCAACACCCTAGAGCTTATGAAGTTGCTGGTCAATTAATAGGACAAGTAGGACAGACTGTAGATAAGTTACAAGACTTACAAAAAAAACTTAAAGATTTAAAAGAATTACCTAAAACAGCAAACGCCAATATAAAAAACGCATTATTTGTAGGATCAACAGCCGAGTTACAAAAGATGTTGAATAAAAAAACCGTAGAAACAAATGTAGAGCGTAAAACTGAAAATGAAAACTTTGAAAGCAAAAACGTTACACCCAAAGAAACAAATACTAAAGATAAGTGATTTAACTTATAAT